CTAGACCACCGGAGGCCCCATGGCCACTCAACCCCTCATCACCTCAGCTACTCATGTGAGGGCGCTGGCTGAGCTGCCGGTTCGTCCCCTCGTCGTGCACGCCCGCCGGGCGTCGGCCCCCGCCCTGGTCGACGAGGCCGGCAGCCTGCACGGGCGCCTCGTCCCCTGGGACACGCCGGCCGAGGTCCGCGACGAGGCCGGCCAGCCCTACACGGAGTCGTTCGCCGCCGGCGGTCTGCAACCCCCCGCCGGTCAGATCATCCCCGTCTACGCCGGCCACCGGGCCACCCCCCGGGGCATCGAGCGCGGCCCGCTCGTGGGGCGGGTCGATGACGTCGAGGCCCGCCTCGACGGCCTCTACGGCCGGGTGGTCCTCGCCGATGTCCCCGCCGCCACCGAGCTGCGGGCCCTGGCCCGCACCGTCGGCGCCACGTTCTCCGTCGAGTTCACGGACACGGCGCCGCCGGCCGAGGTCATGGTCCGCACGAACGCCGTCCTCGAGGGCCTCGCCGTCCTCACCCTCCCCCACCGGGGCGCCTACGCCGAGGCCGTCGTCACCGAGGTCCGCGCCGCCCCCACCGACCCCGACCCCGACGAGGACGACGACGAGGAGGAGGGCCAGGGCGACGGGCCCGGCCCGGGTGAGGGTGACCTCGACGGAGGCCTCGTCGAGGGGGGACCGCCGCCGGCGGCCCGGGCCGCCATCCGCCGGGAGGTCGCCCGGATCATGGGCCGCGGGATGGCCCGCCCCATGGCCCACCCGCTGGCCCGGTACGCGGGCCCGTTCGAGTTCTACGAGGCCGCCCGGGCCAGCTCGTCCGATGAGCTCCCGCTGCTGTTCCGGGACGCCTACCTCGCCCACCGCGACCGGGTGTCCATGGCGAGGGCGTTCGTCGATCAGGTCACCACCGACAACGCCGCCCTCGTCCAGCCCGGCTGGCTGAACGAGATCTTCGGGATCCTCGACACGGGCCGCCCGGTGATCAACGCCATCGGCACCCGGCCCCTCCCGCCCAACGGCATGGAGGTCGACTGGCCCTACTTCGACGGCGACCTCCACGCCCTCGTCGGCGAACAGACCGCAGAGAAGGGCGACGTCCTCTCCGTCAAAGTGTCGTTCAAGAAGGCGTCGACGCCGATCAAGACCTACGCCGGCGGCTCGGACATCTCGTGGCAGTTGATCCGCCGGAGCCAGCCCGCCTACCGCGACGCCTACCTGCGGATCCTCAACCTCGCCTACGGGGTCGTCACCGACAACGTGGTGGGTGACCTGCTCCCGGCGGTGCCCGGCCACCAGACCGTCACCTATGACGTGGCCGCCGCCGATCCCGACGGCGCCGCCCTCAAGGCCGCCATCTTCGAGGCCTCCTCCAAGGTGCAGGTGGCCACCGGTTCCCCGGCCACCTGGGTCCTCGCCGCCACCGACGTGTTCCTCGCCTTCGGGGGCATGCCCTCGATGGTGGCCTCGCCGTACGGCACCCAGAACGTCCCCGGCACCGCCACCGCCTCGACGCTCGACGTGAACATCTCCGGGCTCAAAGTGACGCATGCCCCCGACCTGGCCGCCGGAACCGCCATCGTGTCCAACTCCCAGGCGTGCGCGTGGATGGAGGACGGGCCGTTCGTCGTGGCGGCGCCGGTGATCCCGAAGCTGGGCGAGGACGTCGCCATCTGGGGGATGGGGGCGTTCGCCGCGTTCATCCCCGCCGGGATCGTCCTCCTCGACGACGGGCTCCCCCTCGCCGCCAGCTCGTCCCGCTCGAGCAAGAAGAGCGGTGACTGATCTGGAGATCGCCGCGGTGGTGGCCGGTCGCATGGCGGCCGTCCTCGGCCTGCGCGACCCGATCCCCCCGGCCCGGGTGACCGAGGCCGCCGGCGCCGCGGTGGCGCTCGTACGCTGGTTCATCTACGGCGACGTGCTCATCGCCGGCGCGCCGCCGGTGCCGGACCTTCCCTCCGGCGAGGACGCGCTCGTCGGTCTGACCGCGCTGGGCGTGCGCGTCTACCACGACCCCGCCTCACCGGGCGGGGTCGTGGGCGGCGACGCGTTCACCGGGACCGCCATCCCCGAGGACATCCTCGCCCACGTCCGCCACTACTTCGCCGGGCACCGCCGGTCGTTCGGGTTCGCATGACCGCCGCCGAGCTCCTCGAGGTGATCCGCTCCGCGTTTCAGGCGGGCACCTCGGCCGTCACCGCCTCGCACGGCGCGCCGTCCGAGGTGACCGCCACACCCGCCGTGGTGCTCCGGCCGGCGGATCCGTTCGTCGTACCGAACCGGCGGGCCGGCCCGGTCGCCGAGGTCCGCTGGATGGTGCAGGTCCTCGAGGGCCGGTTCGACCTCGAGGCCTCCCTCACCCAGATCACCCTCGGCTACCTCGCCGCCGTCAAAGGCCTGCGGGCCGCGGGGGTCGGGCAGATCGGCCCGCTCGGCCAGATCGAACCGACCTCGATCGCCGATGTCCCGGTGATCGCCGGCACGTTCCTCGTCACCATCGACCACACACCGGGAGGCCCGTGAGATGGGCAACTACTTCGATGACGTCACCCTCACCCTCACCGCCCCCTCCGGGTCCGGTACCGCGGTCGACGTGTCCTGTGACGTCACCGCCGCGACGCTCACCCCCGACACGCCCGAGGAGATCCGCAAACGCCTGTGCGGGCAGAAGACCGTGACCGGTACCACGACGTGGTCGCTCGAGCTCACGTGGGATCAGAACTGGGCGACCGGCGCCACGGGCCCCCCGGTGGTCGACCCCGGCCTGTCGACGTTCCTCATCGAACACGACGGCGAGCTCGCCGACTTCTCCATCATCTGGCCACTAGAGGCGACCGAGGCCACCGGGATCCTGCGGTGCAAACCCGGGGCGTTCGGCGGGACCGCCGGCGAGATCGCCGAGGCGAGCCTCACCCTCGGCCTCGACGGGCCGCCCTCGTTCGGGCCGATCACCGTCGCCACGGCCGAGGCGCCACCCGGCGACGAGGACCGGGCCGACGACGAGACGACCTATGAGGAGAGCGCGGCGTGACGACCGAGCTCTCCCTCAGCTTCACGTTCGACGTCACGATCGACGGCAAGGACCTGCGGGTGGTGAACCGCCCGGGTGACGTGATCCGGCTACGGGCCCTCGCCGGCGGTGGCGGCCGCCTGGACGAGGAGCTGCGCTCGGCGGGGATCGCCTCCTATGAGGTCATGTTCGACTTCGCCTGGCAGGCGTTGAAGCACCACCCGGACTACCCGCTCATCGAACGGGACGAGTTCATGGACCGGTGCGAGGCGTGGTCGATCGTGCGCGAGGAGGATTCCCAGGCCCGCCCTACCGACGCGGATCCGTCGAGCGCACCGTGATCGAGCTCGCCATCGCGACGCACACCGCCCCCCGGGACTGGTGGGACGAGGATCCGCGCTCGATCGCCACCGCCGCCGCGGTGCTCAAAGCCAACAACGCCCGCCAGCGCCAGGCCCAGGGGCGCCGACGGTGAAAGTCCAGGTACAGGTCGAGGGCCTCGACGAAACCCTCCGGGCGTTCAACAAGTACGGCAAGGACGCCAACCGCGAGCTCCGCCAGGCCGCCGGCCAGCACGTCGACCGCATCATCGGAATGCTCAACACCGCCGCCGCCAACGCCGGCAAAGGCGCCGCCCTCAGTGGGGGGTCGGTGAAGCGCAAGTCGGACCGGGTCCCGGCCCTCACCGCCGGCGGGTCCCGCAAGGTGAAGTCGTCGACGGGCAAGGTGACCGCCGGTGATGTGTTCTTCGGCTACGAGTTCGGTGGCGGCGCCCGCCCCACCACCCAACAGTTCCCGCCCTGGCTCGGTAAGACCGGGTACTGGTTCTGGCCGTTGCTGCGCCGGGAGATGCCCGCCCTGCGCCGCGCCTACATGAAGACCCTCGACGAGCTCGCCCAGAAGTGGGCCGCCGGCGGGAACCTCCCCGACTGAGGAAATGAGGGTTTGAGTGGCTGATCGGGATATCGCCGTCAAGTTCACCGGTGATACCCGCGACCTCGAACGCGCCTCGGACAAGGCCGAGAAGTCGGTGGACGGCACCGGCAAGTCGATGGGCGGCGCCCTCGCCGGGATCGCCGGCCCCGCCGCCATCGCCGCGGGCGCGGTCGCCGGGATCGCCGCGGTCGGCTGGGACCTGGCCCAGGCCGCCGCCGAGGACGAGGCCGCCGCCTCCCAGCTCGCCCAACAGTTGCGCCAGGCCGCCGGCGCCAGCGACGAGGCCGTCGCCGGCGCCGAGAACTACATCGAGGCCCTCTCGAAAACCGCAGCCGTCGCGGACGACGAGCTGCGGCCCGCCTTGGCCACGTTGGCCACCGCCACCGGCGACACGGCGAAAGCCCAGGACCTTCTCGCTCTGGCCACCGACATCTCCGCCGGTACCGGCAAGGACCTCGGCACCGTCACCCAAGCCCTGGCGAAGGCCCAGCTCGGTTCGATCGGTGGGCTCTCCAAGCTGGGAATCGCCACCGAGGACGCCGAGGGCAAGAGCCTTTCGCTCGAGGAGACCCTCGACAAGGCCCGCAACACGTTCAAGGGCGCCGGCGAGGCCGCCGCCAACACCTCGGCCGGCGGCCTGAAGAAGGCACAGATCGGGTTCGACGAGCTCAAGGAGAGCATCGGCGCCAAGTTGCTGCCGGTGATGGGCGGGATCGGCGCGTTCATCAACGACAAGGTCCTCCCCGGGTTCGAGGCCCTCGTCGCCTGGGCCGAGGAGGAATGGCCGAAGGTGATGGAGGCCATCCAACCCACCCTCACCCAACTACAGGACGTGTTCGAGCAGGTCCTCGGCGTGATCATGGACCTCTGGAACGAATGGTCCGACGAGCTGTTCACGATCATCGGGTTCGTCGTCGGCCTCTACCGGGATGTCCTGGCCAAGGAGATCGAGATCTTGGCCCTGGTCATAACCACGGTGATCGAGCGGCTGAAACAGTTCTGGGCCGACTGGGGCACCCAGATCATGGCGACGGTGGCCACGATCATCGAGACGGTGCGCAACCTCGCGACGACGATCATGGAGATCGTGACCACCGTGGTCACCACGCTGCAGGAGTTCTGGGCGGCGCACGGTGATCAGATCATGGAGTTCGTGCACGCCGTCATCGACCTCGTCACCGCCCTCGCCGACCGGGTCACCGCCATCATCACCCCGCTCGTGCAGTTCCTGATCGACTTCATCGGCACCGGCCTCCGGATCCTGTTCACGATCATCGGGTTCGTGCTCGGGATCATCCAGGCGATCTGGGCGAACTGGGGCGACACGATCATGGCGGTCGTGCGCACGATCTTCGACATCATCGCCACGATCATCGGCGGGGTGCTGAACGTGGTGATGGGGATCATCAAGACCGTCACGTCGATCATCAAGGGCGACTGGTCCGGCGCGTGGGAGAACGTGAAGGACACGGTCCGCAAGGGCATCGACTTCGTGATCGACCTCATGGGCAAGATCGGCGGGCTCATCACCAGCGCCCTTACCGGCCTGGCCGACCTCATCACCAAGCCGTTCAAGATCGCGTTCAACGCCATCGCCGACCTCTGGAACAACACGATCGGCGCGCTCAGCTTCACGTTCCCCGAGTGGATCCCGGGCCTCGGTGGCAACCGGATCGACGTCCCCGACATCCCCCGCTTCTCAACCTTCGGCGCGCTCACGATCGTGATGCCCCCCGGCTCCGACGGCTACGACGTCGCCCGCCAGGTCACCAGCTTCTCCCGCAACGTCGCCCCCATGGGTGGCCTCACCGTCGCGGTCCGCTAATGGGCATCCCCTGGCCGGTCATCCCCCCGCCGGCGGCCGGCACGGCGCTGGGCGCGGACCTCGTGCACGTCACCCTCGCCCTGCCCCAGGCCAAGGATGTCTGGGACAAAGCCAAATGGGACCAGGACAAATGGGACAGCATCGACTACGGCAACTTCGTCGACGTCTCCTGCGACTGCTCCGGCGTCACCGTGGAACGGGGCCGCGGCGGCCCCCTCGACCACGCCGCCCCGGGCCGCGCCTCGCTACAGCTCGACAACCCCGCCGGCACCTACTCGCCGTGGAACACCATCGACTCCGCGGGCTCGGACACGGGCCGTCCCGTCCTGGGCCCCGATACCCCGATCCGGGTGGCCACCGCCACCGGCCCCCTCTTCAGCGGGTTCATCCGCACCGTCAGCGAGACCGACGACGGCGGTGAATCCACCGTGAACCTCACCGCCACCGACGCGCTGTCCTATCTGGGCGATGCCAACGGGCTCGAGCAACCG